AGAGTTGTGGAAGGCGTATCAGGACTTTTGGTGTGAACATAAGCCATCTATCACCGTCTACTACACAGATGACGAGTTCTTAGACGTATGTTCGTGGATTTGGAAGAACTTTGATATGTGTTCAGGCATCTCACTACTGCCTTACAGCGATCATGTGTACCCACAAGCCCCATACACTGACGCATCTGATGAAGTACTCGCTATTTTAGAGGATCAGATGCCTAAAGATGTGAACTGGGAGGGTTTGAAAGCATATGAACAGGAAGATAACACTATCGGTAGCCAAGAACTAGCCTGTACGGGCGGGGCTTGCGAGATCGTATAACAACAGTGGCCCTTCGGGGCCGCTTTATTAATCTAGGAGATTATTTATGACTACCAAGACAGTAAAAAAGCCAAAAACACCTACAAAAAGCGACCAAGACCTACTATGTCTAACCAATATTTTTGCCGCTTACTACAATAAATCAGGTAATACGGAAATTGCACTACAGAATTCCATACATACCCTTGGAATCCTTAAACAAGCGTGTAAATCCTAATGGCCCCCTAATGTAGGAACGAGTATGAAAGTATTAAATAAAGACTATAGTATTTCTAGGCCCCTTGTAGAGTATCTCAAGGGTCTTTTTCCCAGTAAACTCCCTAATAACAGGGACATAACCCTAAACGATGTCTCATTTCTCCAAGGTCAGCAGTCCGTGATTGCTAAATTAGAGGAATTGTATGACCAAGAATTTGAGGAAGAATAAATTATGTGCATGAAACAAAAGGCTCCAAAAGTAATTGCCCCCGCTAAAGTTGCCGCCCCTGCAAAACAGCAGACAGCGGAACTAGATGTCAGCATGACTGACGCAGAAACCGATGCAGAAGTAAAGAACAAGAAGCGTACAGGCAAAAGAGGTCTAACAGTAAGCCGTGGTACTGGTACTCAGTACTCAGGTGGCGGTACAGGACTGAACATTCCAACAAGATCAGCATAAAAGGTGACGTATGACAGAGGCAACTTCGGTAGCTAATCGCTATCAACAACTAGAAAGCAGTCGGAGTTCCTTTCTTTCCCGTGGACGAGAAGCGGCTAAGTTAACCATCCCGACACTACTGCCCCCTGACGGGCATAACGGTAGCACTGAGTACTACACTCCCTACCAAGGAGTAGGCGCACGGGGCGTTAATAACTTAGCATCTAAACTACTCCTCTCACTCCTTCCCCCCAACACGCCATTCTTCCGCTTAATGATTGATGACTTTGATCTGGAAAAGATACAGGCAGGTGACAATCGTGGCATGGTAGAAGAAGCGTTATCTCGTATTGAACGAGCAACGATGGGAGAGATTGAGGCAGGTGCTGTTAGGGTTCCAGTTTTTGAAGCCTTAAAAAGTTTGATTGTTACAGGTAACGCACTTGTATATATGCCAAAGAAAGACGGCATGAAAGTATACCGAATGGATCGGTATGTAGTTGCTCGTGACACTATGGGCAACGTGTTAGAAATTATTATCAAAGAGAGCGTAAGCCCTTTGATGCTATCCGCACAAATGAAAGAAGAATTGGCTGACAAGATCGAGGATAATGCGAAAAGCATCGACTTGTACACCAAGGTTTGTCGCAAGGATAAGAAGTGGGAAATTTATCAAGAAGTGGCAGGTATGATCGTGCCAGAAAGTGAAGGGACTTTTCCCTTAGATAAATGCCCCTTCATTCCTTTGCGTTTTATTCGTGTCGATGGTGAAGATTACGGACGAGGTTTCGTTGAAGAATACTTCGGTGATCTTAAAAGTTTAGAAGCATTGACCAAAGCAATCGTAGAAGGTTCTGCGGCATCAGCTAAAGTTCTGTTCATGGTACGCCCGAACAGTACAACTAAGTCTAGAGTGTTAGCTGAGAGTCCAAACGGAGCGATTGTGGCAGGAGATGCAAATGATGTGTCTACACTCCAAGTACAGAAGCAAGGTGACTTTAGAGTCGCTATGGAGACATCCCAAGTTATCACTGAGCGTCTATCGTATGCCTTCTTGCTTAACTCAGCCGCCACACGTAATGCGGAACGAGTGACAGCAGAAGAAGTACGTTACATGGCTCAAGAACTTGAATCAGCATTGGGCGGTGTCTACGCTATGCTATCTCAGGAGTTCCAACTCCCTCTCATTACCCTGCTCTTGCACCGTATGGAAGGAAGTGGTAAAATGCCTAAGATGCCAAAGGGGATGGTGAAGCCCACTATCGTCACTGGTATTGAAGCACTTGGTAGAGGACAAGACCTGAATAAACTGGCGATGTTCTTACAACACATTCAACCACTAGGTCCAGAAGTTATCGGATCACAACTTAATGTAAATGACTACATTGCACGATTAGGCGCATCCCTTGGAATTGACATGGGAGGTCTGATAAAATCTCAGGAGCAGTTAATGCAAGAACAACAAGCGGCTCAAGCGCAGATGCAACAAGCACAAGCGCAACAAGTCGTAGGTGACATGGCTACCAAAGCTACACCTCAGATTGCACAGGCCGCTATGGATAACCCAGAGATGGCGCAAGAAGTCATTGAACAAATGCAAGAATAACTAGCTGTAGGAGGCTATATGAGTACAGAAGCAACAAACACTTTTGAAGAACAAACTGAAAGCCAAGATCACATTGACACAATGTTGGCAAAAGCAGATGCCCTAGAGAACGCAGGGCAAGAGCGACCTGAATGGTTGCCAGAGAAGTTTAGCAGTGCAGAAGAGATGGCACTTTCGTACCGTGAATTAGAACGGAAACTTTCCTCTGGTGACTCCCCTAATAATCCCGACAAGGATGAGGCCCAAGAGGGGGTTGATGACCCCGCCCCCGTAAATGAAGAGGCCAGTGATGTAGAGCAGTACCTAGATGGCAAAGGTATTGACTTTGAATCACTACAGGACACTTATGCAGAGACAGGTTCTATTACAGAAACAGATTACGCAAGCCTAGAAGAGGCAGGACTCCCCAAGAGTGTTGTTGATGCTTGGATTGCGGGACAAGAAGCAGTGGCAGAACAGAATGTAAATTCTATTATGGACACTGTGGGCGGCAGGGATTCATACAATGATATGACATCTTGGGCGGCAGATAACTTATCAGAGATGGAGATCGCTTCGTTTAACAAGGCGATTGACTCTGGTGATAGAGACATACAGATCATGGCGATAGAAGGTATCCAGAACAAGTATCACGCTGTAGAAGGGCGACAACCTAACCTTATGCAAGGTCAGGCCGCACCTCAAACAGGCGGTGGTTTTGCATCAGTGGCTGAACTCACTGCGGCAATGTCCGACCCTCGATACGGTAAAGATACCGCATACCGCCAAGAAGTTGCGGCTCGTTTATCGAAAAGCAACATCTTATAGTCTCCTAACCCTTATAGCCCTCCTCGTGAGGGCTTTTTTATAACTATCGAAAAGTACGACTACTGACTAATTACCTTTTACCCTCTACGGAGGACAATTTGAGAGAACGGGAACGTGGTTAACGCTGATTAGAGAGTAACAACTTTAATTAACTTAACTATATAACCAAAGGTAAAATACAATGGCATTTCCATTAGATCAAACTGTCTCACGTTTGGGACAACAAAACGCAACAGGTGACGCACGAGCGTTATTCCTGAAACTATACGCAGGTGAAGTACTGACCGCTTTTGAAGAGAAAAACATCTTCATGGGTCTACACCGTACCCGCACAATCAGCAACGGTAAGAGCGCACAGTTCCCTCTAACTGGCAACGCAACTGCTAAGTACCACACAGCAGGTCAGCTAATTGAAGGCGATGCAATCAAGGCCGGAGAGCGCACTGTAACTGTAGACGATCTTCTGATCTCTGCACAGTTCATCTCCAATGTTGATGAAGCAATGAACCACTACGATGTACGTTCTATCTACTCTAAAGAAGCAGGTAACGCACTCGCTAACACTTGCGACAAGAACGTAGCACGAGTAATTGCTAAAGCCGCAGGTATCAACAACGCAGGTGAAGCCGCTACTGCATTCGGTGCATCTTTCGATGATGAAGTCTACACTAACAATGTTACCATCGGTGCGGCATCAGGCGATGCTGTTGTAGGCGGTAAGATTGCAACTGCTATCTATGCGGCTCTTGAAGAGTTCGATAAGAAAGACATAACTGGTGAGAAGGTATGTGTACTTCCACCTCAACAGTACTACGCTTTGTTTGGTGCAGATACAAGTGTTAACAATCTTGCGTACATGAACAAAGACGTTGGTGGTTCTGGTAGCCTTTCCACAGGAGCCGCACCAACAATCGGTGGCGTTAAGATTCTGATGTCTAACCACATCCCAACCACTGACGAGTCTGGTACTGCTAACCCACCCGCAGGTACTACCAACACTGGCACGTACAACGCTGACTACTCAGCACTGCGTGGTCTAATCTTCACTCAAGATGCGGCCGCAACTGTTAAGTTGCTTGATCTTGGTGTTGAGTCTGAATATCAGATCGACCGTCAAGGTACTCTGATGGTTTCTAAATACGCAATGGGACATAATGTACTACGTCCTGCTTGTGCTATTCAGTTACTGTCTGCATAACCACTCTAGGGGGGAACTTCGGTTCCCTCCTTTTTTTCATTTGGAGATATTATGACCCCCTTAACCGAACTAGAAGCTGTTAACATTATGTTGTCAGCGATAGGTGAAACGCCTGTCAACTCGCTTACATCAGGCTTAGTTGAAGCTGAACTAGCGGAAACCATCCTTGGACAAGTAAGCCGATCAGTACAGACACAGGGGTGGAGTTTTAATCGTGATTCAGGCGTTATACTTTCACACAACGGTACTACTGGTGAAGTAGCTATTCCCATTAACGCATTAGGTGCTGACAGTGTTTACGAAAACAATGGCAACAACCTCATTCAAAGAGGACAGAAGTTCTGGGACAGGACTAACTTGACGTATAACATAGGTAAGGCTGTTAAGGCCGATATAACCTACGAGTTAGATTTTACGGACCTACCTTCCATTGCACGGTCTTACATTACAGTAAGAGCCGCACGAATATTCCAAGACCGTATTGTAGGTGCAGATACCCTACACGGTTTTCAAAAGACTGATGAAGATCAGGCACTCATTGCACTTAAAGATTCAGAAGCTGAGATGCAGGATCACAACATATTTAACAACTACGATGTCTTTAGAGTTATAGACAGAGGTATTAACGGAGCGTAACAATGGCTATTGAACTACTCAGCAGTTCCATCCCAAACCTGATAAACGGAGTAAGCCAACAGCCACCCGCTTTGCGTCTGCCTTCTCAGGCCACAGAACAAATCAATGGGCTGTCTAGTGTAGTAAGTGGTCTATCTAAACGCCCTAACACCCACTTCATTAAAAGACTAGGCAATGCCTCTGAATTTAACAACTGCTTCATACATACAATGCAGAGAGACAGTAATGAATTCTACATTCTAGTTATCTCTACAAATTCTATACGTGTGTTTGACCAGTATGGGGTTGAACGATCTGTCAGCGGAAGTGCTAGTTACTTATCTAGTGTAACTGACCCCGCACGACAGTTATCCGCAACAACCGTAAATGACTTTACGTTTATTGTTAACAAAAATAAGACAACCGTGAAGAGTGCTACACAAACAAGTTCTAGAAACCCTGAAGCATTAGTGTATTTGAAGAAAGGTGATTATAGCGTCAACTATGAAATAAAAATAACTAAGGGAGGCACGACACATCGTAGTACCTACACTACTATGTCGAGTACTCAATCCTCGGATTCCTT